CGGTAATCTTAGAGGTAAAACGCAATCCTTTGCCGTCCTCAATTAACTTTATTGGTTTTGCCAATGGCATCAAAGGATTGTGCTGCAATAAGTGCATGATTCTATTGCGTCCCATTGGTCCGTTCTCAGCCACGCTTTTCTTGTAAGCACCCGAAACAATTACGTCGCCATCGGAGTCAATATTGTTAAAAGCGGAAAAGTAACCAGTTACGATTCCCTTTACGTCGTCAACGTCTTCAATTATTCCTTGGCTTATATTCTTGTAAATCATGGTCGGTTTTTTTGTAAAAATAAAAGGGTTAAAAAAAAATGCAAACCTATAAAATTATTATTAGATAAAATGAAAGGCTTTTGCTTCGCTTTCCTCAAATATACTTGTGTAGTTTTTGTAAACTCCTTCAATGTCGCTTTGACTTGGTCTCTGAAAAGAAAGGAATGGCACGCAAATATAGGAGTTACCTCTTGGGTGAACTTGTGTCCTAAAATGCTCGTCAATTGGCACATCCAAATCTAGTTCTGCCATCTCTTTTGCAAAGCGATAAGAGTACAAAATGCCATGAGTTGTCCAAGAGCCATAAGTTCGAACTAAACGCTTATTTATTCTGTCAAGCCTTGAATCTTTTATATTGGCTCCAAGCATTAACATATCCCAATTAGCTGGCAAATCATTTATGCAATTAACTAGGTCAGAATAAATGCCACGGTAACTAGCGTCGTCCTCAAATATTAAAACGTCGCCTTTGCATTCTTTAAATATTTTTTTAAATGTTTGCCACAATCCAAGCCATCCCCATTCATGTTGAATTGCGCTTACTCTTTCAAGGCTAAAATGCGGTCCTAACTCTTGCATCGAATCAATCCATTTGTCTTTGCGGTGGTCAAGGTTAATAACGTGTGCAATCATTTTCTCATTGGTAAGCCGTCCACGTTTCTCATAATTCTAAACACAACCTTGCATCTGCAATTGCAAATTTGGTCTGCTCCAGCGCCTTGCGTTCCGTCTGCTGGTTGTCTCATTTCGTCACCACCTACAATAAAGTTTTGGTCAAATGGTATCCAAGGCTTGTTAAGCATTGCAGCGTGGTCAGGTCTTGTCCTATTGTCTGTTGCTGGAATCCATTTCTTTTCGTACATAAAATCGGAGGTCGCTGCCGACTGCATTGCTGCGTTGTTGGTAGCAATTGCCATTTCTGTTCTAGCAATTAGCTTGGCTCGGTTGGTAAATACAGTCGTAATTGTTTCTTGAATTATGCCTGCAATTTGTAGCGTTCCAAGGCCCTCACTTAATCCACCTAAAACAATATTTCGGATTATCTTTTGACTGGTCTCGTTAATCTGAATTAAAGTTTGCGGCAGGTTTCTAATTGCAAACAAACGCATAAAGTCGCGCCAGCCTGCTCGCAAAGCTTCCTTGGTTGCTTTAGTTGGTGGCTGAATTGCGCTATACATTGCGTCAGCGTAAGCGGTGCCAGCAGTAACATAAAGGTTTTCCAATACGTCGGCCAATGGCGCTGGAGTTATTAAATCAAAGCGGTTAATATTTCCGTCAGCCTGTTTAATAGCATCCAAATACGGTTGCATTTGCTTTTTTAAAGCAGTGTAAATTTGCTTCTCGTATCGCTGCTCGTAACGTCTCTGCAATGCGTCCAATTGCTTTGCAAGCGCTAGGTCCTTTTTAGTTGGTTTGGGCATAGTCTCCCAAATTTTCTAGGTCGTCAACTGGTTGCGCTGAGAACTCCGCCAAGGTCATTAAACCCTGCGGAATAAATGGCTGCTCCATCAAAATATTTTCATATTCGCCGTAATTCATGGCCGCACGCTTTTCGTTTGGAGTTAACCACCAAGCCTGAGACAATTGTCCAACAAGCTTGTCCATGTCGTCCTGCATTTCAGGATAAGCCATGTAGTCAAAATCCAAAAATAGATTTTTGTTGCCATAAGAAGGCAAAAGCCAGTTGTTAAGCACGTCTCGGATTTCAATATGCAAAGGACGAACCACGTTATTAATTAAAGCCTTGTAAGCGGTTTCAGTATTGTTAAACGTACTTGCCTCAGTATCGCCAAGAAGCTTTGCATCAACGCCGTAAACTCGGCACAAAGAGCGCAAAATTACTTTTTGTGTGTCCAGTATTGACATATCCACCGCATTCATTCCCATTTGCACCCAAGAAAGTTTGGCTGGAGTAATGATAACGTCGCCAGCCCTTGTTGCGCCTTGGTAATTGTGCGCGTAATCCTCCTTTAATCCTTGCGCTTGCTCTCGGGTAATGTTTACGGTGCCGTCTCCAGTCAAGATACCTCTTGCACCCATGTTTTGCAGCATAGACAAAAGAGCCTGCTTGCCATCGTTTGAGGTGGTAAGGTCACGAACTGCTGAACGCAAAGGAGATGCGCCGTAAAGATGGTTAGCAGTTCCAGCGGTATAGCTTAGGTTAATATTTTTTAGGTGACCTACGTTTGCAGCATCAATGCGGTCATATCCGTTATAAGTCAATCGGTATTCTTTAATTGGCTGGTTTAGACCTCCCGAAATAATCTCCATGTACTGAGCAGGCAAAGAGTACAAAGCAATGATTGGAGCGTTTGGCTGCTCTCCACGTCTAGCGCCGTAAATGTAAGCGTTGCCAGTTATTAAACGAAATGCGGCAATTTCCTTTAAAAGATTATCCCAAGTTTGGAATTCGTTTGGTTTTTTAAATAGCTTTTCAAGTTCGGGAATGTGTACTTCCTCCAACGCTTTTGTTTTAAGTCTTTCAGCTTGAAATTTTGCGCCCGAATTGTCAAAGTTGCCCGACATTGATTTGTAGTACTTTAAAGCCTTTTGGTCCTTCACCTCATAAACAACAATTGGAGCAGCGCTTATTTTGTTAATGATTAAATTTACAATAGCATAAAGGTCTGAGTTCATGTAAAGACCTTTCTCAATAAAGTTTTGCGTTGTTGGTGCGGTCCAAATGACGTTGTTGCCCAAATAAGGAAAAACTGCATTTAGGTAAGTAGAATCTTTTTGGTTAAAACCCAGTGCGGCTTTAATTCTATCTATGTAATTCATTCCGTTTGCTTTTTTTGTAAAAATAGGGTAATAAAATAAAAAAATGATGCCATATCCTAAACGTGCCAAAAATCTTGGCTTGAAAGCATTAATTCTGTAAATCCCCAAACCATTGCGTCAACTCGGTCAGGCGATTTGCCTTTGTCAGGTTCAAAGCTAATCATTTGATTTTCCAGCAATGGGAAACTGCCAACGTGAAAAATTTTGTGCTGCTCATAAAGCGAATAGATAGGCTCGGCTCTTACAAACTTTCCTTTGGTAGCCGTTACAAGTTTTATTCTTGCGGTAGCATTTTGCGACCTCAACACATTTTCAACCATGTCGCCGCCTTGGTTTTTTTCCGCAACTACACAATCAGCATTCCAATTTTTAAATGCTTGCAATGCAACTGTTGCCCATTCCGTTGGAGAATATTTACCGCTAAGGTCTTCGAGTACATATCCTTTGCCGTTGGCATCTTTGCCGCAAACAATTATACCAGTCTCATCGCTTGCCATTGATGCGGTAACTGCTGGGTCAATAGCTACAACAATACGTGACAATTCAGGCTTTGCCGTTACTCTTGCTCTATCAATAATTGGTCGATTCCAAAGCAATCCCTCTGCATCTTCTAGCCATTTGCCTAAAAATAAATGCTCGTAGCGGTGGAGGTTTTCTTGCTGGACGCGCTTGGCTTGGTCAATAAATGAGCCGCTCAAATTCTGCTCGTTGTCTAAATATGTCGTATGTATGTAAGTAGTATCGTCGCGCGTTACCTTTACAAATCGCCCATAAATCCAATGGCTTTTATAAGATGGATTCATTACCAAAATAACGCGGTTGGGTTTGTTAATTGCCCTAATTGATAAATCGATGCGGTCAAATACATCCTCATCCATTAACTCCTCCGATTCGTCAAGAATAAAAGTAGTAACGCCAGCGATTGACTTTAAATTTGCCGTTGCCGTGCCTTGGCTGGTCTTAATGCCTCGAAATAAAATCTTTGAGCATGTCGCCTTGTTTATAATTTCCGATTGGGTTATTTCAAAGTCGTCTGACTTATTCATCAATTCAATCTTATCTATAAACTCAGGAATGATTGAAATAAAGGCCGAGGTAAGTGTCCAGCGTGTGAATAAAATTACGTGGCCCTCTTGGTAAGTCAAATTTAACAGAAACATGGAAAGCGTCCACGACTTTCCTGAGCCACGTCCACCAGTAATAAGGTAATAACGTGTTTTAGGGACCTCTAAAAATAGAGGCTTGTATTTGTCTATTATTCGGATGCTATCCACTCGATTGGAGGCGTTATTTTGTCGCCTTTTGTTGTATGGTCGTGGTCAAATTTATCTCTCTGCCCTAGTCTTTGTTTACCAAGCCAAATAAGCATTCCACGGTCCTTATCCTTTAAAGCTGCCTCGTATTGCTTCGCAAGTAACAACGCATCGCCCTTGCTCCTATTTTGCCGTAAAAACTCGGTAAAACCCATTGCGAGGTCATCCTTGCAGCGGTTGTAAAATGTCTCCTCGTCAATGCCTAAATAGGCAGCGCATTGGACGCCTGTGCATCCAGCTTGGACAAGTCGTCCCATTTCAATCCAATCGATTTGTGATTTTGGTCGTGCCATATTACAAAGTTGCTCCGTTTTTTTTGATGATTAAAGCTGGGTCTAATTTACGCATCCTGTCGACTATAACTTGGCAGTACTTAGGATCAAGTTCCATGCCATAGCATTTTCTTTTTAATTGATGTGCTGCGACCATTGTTGTGCCTGATCCTGTGAATGGCTCATATATTAAACTACCCACCAATGTGAGTTCGTTTACTGCTTTTTCTGCAAATTCAATAGAGAATGTGGCTTTGTGGTTTGAAAGTTGATTCACTTTCGTGGTTTCCCATAAGTTCCATCGGCAATCGCCATACACTTGCGATGTCAGATACTTATCATAACTACTCATAACAAACACAAATTCGACTTTTCTACTGTATATGCCTGCTTGTGGTAAATTTATTGAACCGCCTTTGTTCCACAAAATTGTTTCTTTTACTGTAAATGGGTTTAGTTCTGAGAATATAATTCTACCATAGTCATCTCGACTTTTCGCATTGTACGACACATTCCATACCACAGAGTGTTCTGGCTTTAAGATGGTATATATTGTGTTTAGTATTGAAATGCAGAAATCGAAATAATCTTCTTTTGTTTTGTTGTCAAAATCGTTTTCGTATAAAGATTCAACGCGTTTGCCGTGTGAAAACAAATCACCGCTTCCACCGCCTTGATTATATGGTGGTGATGTGATACAAGAATCTGCCTTTTGCCCATTCATCAACTTTGCAACTGCATCTGAATCCGTACTATCTCCACAAATCAATCTGTGTTGACCTATCTCAAATAAGTCACCTAGAACTATGTCAGTCTGAATTTCATCAGGCATATTATAGTCATCCTCCTCCGCAGCAGGTTCTTCCGTGATACCAA